AATGACACTGACACTGTGCAGTTTGCTGTTTCAGGTGAATTTAAACGTGAAGAATTAGGTGATCAACAAGCGGCTTGTAGTATATACGACTTTTCAAATCAACATTGGTCTGGTACATTAGTTCCACATAATTCTACCTTCCAATTTCATGGCAATACTTTAGTTACTAATCGTTATACATTCGCTTACTCTCCGAGTTATAATAGCGGTAAACCTTGTTGGATTACATCCAATGCGACTATAAATGGATTAACTGGTTTTGGCCCTCTTCCTATTAGTCAGCCTTACGTTAACTTTATTGCAGGTAGTGATTCTTACTTCATACCTCCTTATGGTACGTATGGTCTTATGGGTAATACTATTAGAAGTATGTCTCAACCTTCCATCGACTGGATGGCTGAAATGTTTGATCTTGGCTCGATGACTCGACGTGATACTGGATCGTCTCAACGTGGTGGTCGCCGCAGAAATAACAGTCGTAATAGACGTAACCGTGGTGATAGTGACACAGCTGAAACGTAAATAGATTTGGAGTTAAATTATGAAGTTAAGCCGCATACTTGATCAAGCATCAGAAATGTTTAATTTAAATAATACTGAGACAGGTGAACTATCCCGCATACTTCAAAGACTTGTTAAAGGTAGCTTAGACACACCTAATATTTGTAGTCCTATCCTAGAGAGATTAGGTGATGCGAAAGTTCTAGATGGTTGGAACTCGGTTTTCGACAATCACAAGTCCGAAATTAATGACACTCTTAATTCAATTGAGATGAATGAAAAATCTAAATTCGGGAGTAGAAGTAGAGCTAAACCTTGGAGTGATGTCAAGGAAGAGTTTCTAGAATTCTGGAACGTAAGTTCAGCTCCCGTTAACCTAAAGCCTCTCAAACCAGAAACACAAGGTAGACTTCGTCCATGGGAAACTAAGCGGGTAATTGATGTTATTAAAAATAGCACTCAGTCTGGTCTTCCCTTCCTCGTGTTGAAAGGTTTAGTGAAGGATAAATTCCTAGATAAAGCTTATTTAATTAGTGAGTGGCTAAGAGAATATGCTGCTGTTCCTTTTGTTAGGACACAAGAAATGCTTAAAACGCGCATAGTTTGGGGTGTTCCTATTGCGAATATCATTTACGAAGGTGCTTTCTTTTACCCCTTTCTTGAATATCAAAAGAAGTTATCCTGGAGAGTGGCTTTACTTGGACCCGATGCAGTAGATAAAGTAGCCTCTGCCATGGTTATAAAAGCAGTTTCTCAAGGTGAAGTACTTGTATCGATGGACTTCGCTTCCTACGATAGATCGTTAGGACCAAATCTACAATCTCTCTACGATGAATATAAGTGTAGTGTATTTCAACCTATGTATTGTGATACTATATTAGAGATCGGTGAACGTCGTGTAAACATTCCTATGATTACACCTGATGGTCTTAAAAATGGACCTCACGGATTACCGAGTGGATCAGCTGATACCAATGAAGCTGGATCTGTTATTCAAGCCACAATCGCTAACGACACTGGTCTTGTCGGCATTGGTGGTGACTCAAGTCAATTTCACGGTGATGATTCGATTGCTCGCTTGGCAGGCATGTCTGAAGTCGAGAGTTATATTGCTAGTTTCGAACGCCTGAAACTTGAAGTCAACAGAACTAAAACATTTACTGCAAGTAATTTTGTCGTATTCTTGCAGCGTCTTTATCATATTGACTATATAAAAGACGGTAATATTGGTGGGATTTATTCTACTTACAGAGCCCTAAATAGAATAATGAACTTTGAAAGATTTACAG